TAGTATTGGCGTTTGATCTTGTAATTCTTCGCCTGCGTGACTGTATAGCGATTGATGATAAACGTTATCGATTAGCTCAAGCACTCGGTATTGATACTCTTGTTCAATCTCAAACCGTCTGACAACTGTTTCCTGCACTTCACGCAAAACAACCAGCGTTAATTTCTGCTCGTTGTTTTGTACTGAGTAATGCCAGTTTATGATTGATTCATAAGGGTAATGCAATATTTTAGGGCGTAGGTTTCTTGCCTGTTCATCTAATATTGACACCCTGCCTGTAGTGTTCGGATAGTCTACCAGCAAGCCAGAGCGTGGCGTTATCATTGCATCTTTCACGGCTTCTTTGGCTGAGTCTCTTAGACTATTACCACGACCGTTTGAATTTGTTTTTAGATACTCAATGGCTGGTGGTATTTCACATACTGCGGATTTACTGAATATTAGCCCGCTTAGACCGTCAACAGTGCGACCGGATGCGCCGTAAAAATATGCCAGTGATAAATATATATTGTAACTAGCTCGGCCTTCTAGCGTTACGTTGTTAGACCGTATTACGTTGTAACCGTTTTGATCGTCACCGTAAGTAGTGCAGCACATCGAAGGCAAAGGCGGTAAAAATACTTCTTCCTCTTTCTTAATTGCTCGTTCGCCCGCTACTGCTGTCCGGTTTCTGAATACGTCTTTTAATAAATCGTCGTATCCTATTCTTGGTGTTGTTACTGACATTGTCATGATATAAGCCTTGTACGTTTAACCGATGGCTTAACCACAGGGAATTTATAGCTAATAAGGTACCCATTAGCGTCGTTTGTATGGTCGTTACCAGCGCTCTTATCTGGCTCACCTGCTTTATTATACGTCTGCTGCTCTAAGTTTGCACTATGCGTGGGGCACAGCTTAACATTGACAAAGTGTGCGCCGTTATTAAACGACTGATTCATAGCTATCACGCGGTCTTTTACAAATGGGTTCTTGCTTGGTGCGTATACGTTAAACTTTGCAGACCTGAGCAATTGTACACTTGATTCACTTGCCGATTGTGCGTTTCGATTCTTTCCGCTTGCGTCCGGGTAAACGTTAATCTGGCATTGCTGATACTTGCCTTGTATAGAGTCAATCATTGAAGGCGTATCATATCCGCCTATTATTTCGCCAACGTCATAGACTTTTTTATTCCTGATAACAGATATAACTGAACTCATGTTGCATACGTTGAAATCCATCCCCACATGAATCGGCTCTTTACCATCCCATTCTACGTCAGTGTTATTTTCTACCCTATCAAAGTCTTTGTAAACAGTGCCGCTTGTTAGGTTAACAAAGTCGCCGTCTATGTAAGCGTTAATAAGATTGTCTGGATAACTATCAATTAAAGTCTGTATATAATCCTCTGGCAAGTATGGATTACTTCTAGTTGATGCTTGAACCATTTCATGACCTATGAATTTATCTTTTTTCCATCGCTCATGGACAAATTTAAAGCCCTCTGGCGTAGTAAATACTGCTACTGTGTTCATAGGCTTGGCTGTCGTTTTAATGTAAGTTGATGGCACTTGTCTGTTACGTGCAATTATCTTAATCCACGCCTCTTTTGCTTTGTCTGCTGGCAATGTATCCAGCTCATCAATCTTAGACCTAAACGATTCATAACCTATTATTCTGGATGGGTTATCTAAAGTCCTAAGAACAAAGTCACCGAACTGGCTTGATGATGTGTAAATTACGTTCTCAGACTTGTTATATTTATATCTAACGCCCCAATCAATAAGCTTTTCTTCCATGCGTGGCGCAAGTATTAATCTAACCAAATCATAAGTAGGCTCATACATAGCTATCAGTGAGTCACTACCGCCTTCTAATGAGTCAAGTAATGCAGACACACACATAATTTCACTCTTGCCCGTTCCGAAGCCAGCCACGAATGCTGGATACTTGCAGGTCAAGTCCAATAGTTGTTTCTGTGGTGCTGTTAAACTAATCTTTACTTGCACCTACGACCTCAATTAAAACCTTAGTTAAGCTATCAACTGCGCTGGATTCTTCATGCTCGACCTTTTCTCTCCAGCGTTTCGGCTGCCTGTTGTTCAACCAGTATTTTATAGCCATCGGATCAGGTGGATACATTCGCGTCACATCATGTGTGATTATTTCTCCCTGATGATTAAAGACTTTTGTCTCTTTATGCGAGTAGCCTTTAGCTCTTTCGTATAAGCTTGCTGTAACTTCCATGTCTGCTAGGTCTTTACCAGCCTTTAAGGACTCCGAAAAAATCGGATATTGCTTTTTCCATAAGTTAAAAGTTGACTCAGCCACGCAAAAAAACGCAGCCATTTCTTTATCTGTATAGCCGAGCAAACCTAACTTTCTTGCTTGCTCGTTATAGACATCGAGATACTTTTTTGGCCTGCCTTTTTTTACTGCCTTTGGCATAATTAATACTCTTTAGATACGTTTATAATAACATGCTCGGTCTAACTGTTATTCGTGATACTTCACCGTATTTTTTGCTGTAAGTGATGCAAGTTGTACCACGCTCTGATATGTAGCCACCTCGTGACGCATGAGCATCAGCAGCGGCAAGTGTCTGGTGCATCTCTCGTATCATGCCTGCGTTTTCTTTCACCTGTTTGTGATGCATATGCCCCTCATGACTGTATCTATACTCAGTTGCGCCCCACTGTTTCGGAAACATGCTTGGGACTATACTTAGGAGACTGTCTTGCCCTTTAACGTGTCCATGGTGAAACGCCAGCATCGTGCTGCCATGTACAACGCAATAATACGGCTTAGGTGAATTATCAATAGTAACACGAGGGTCATTCTCATACAGCGTATAGAATATTTCTTGCAACCAGTGTGCGCTTGCGATGTCATGATTACCCTCAGCACAAATTAGGTGGACAGATTTATGTTTAGTTAATGCCATGTCAACTAATGCTCTCAGGCATTTTATAGCTACTCTTATCATTTTGTGAAATCTGCTATCAGCATCCAATACATGACCGTGACCTGGTGTGACTGCTTTATGACCGTCAAAATGTAAAAAGTCGCCCATTTGATTTATCACACATCTATCAGCATTCGGGCTATTTGCTATCATGTGGCTAAATGCGCCGATCAATGTGTTCTCAGCTATTTTTATATTCCAATTGTCCCCGCCTTCCTCATGCCATGCCAGCATACCAATGTGATAATCAGTGATTGTATACATGTTTAGCAAGTCAGTGTTTGCCGAGCCTTTGTAGCTAATAGGTTTTAGTCTTGGGATAACTTGGCAAGCTGACTTTATAGCCTCTAACATCATCTCGTGCTGGCGTTCAGCGTCAACCGATGTTTTTACCCACTGTATTTTCGTACCGCCGTCAGCGTCGTATAGGGTTGATGTGCCTTTTACTAGATAACCGTCGGGCGCTGTGTGAGTCATGTCATGATTAGGTGCATAACCTATTCTAGCTACCCTGGACACTAAGCCTTTTAGACTGCTTGATATTGTTGCTGGCTTAATACTAAAAAAGTCGGCTGCTGCTTTTATGCCGCCATGTTTTCTTACTGCATCTATCAGCTCTCGTTGTCTTATAGTGCCGTAACTGTAGATTATATCGTCTATTTCGTCGATTAAGCTCACCCAAAAACTCCTTTTATATCCTTACGAATTTGTTTAGGATTAGTGTTCATGTCATAAACTCCTACTAGGTTAGAGTCTTCCAGTCTGATACGTTTAGCAGAGTCGTACGTGTTAGCAAAGACACAGTATATTTGCGTGGAGTATTTACCGACTTTCTTAAATACGGCTAAAGGGCTGTCCGGATTAGCAGATTCAGCCCTCGTTAATATCATCATTGTATCGTTCATTGCATCATAACATTGATTGCTAGTATCTGTATTTTAACACAAATTTACAATGCAAGTTGTTTTTTAATCAACTTCTATCAAATCCATTACTAACCCATCTGCAACCTCAATAGACCCTCCCTTGCTATTCACATAGTAAGTAAACTGTGAAAAGGCGTCATATATATTTTTGCACTCAACTGTTGTCATGTCGTATGTTATGCCGCTTATGTGACATGAGCATTTATATTCACTCATAACCCTACTCCTAAATAAAAGTTGATATTGTCATAATTCATAAACTATCCACCAGACGTTTAATGCTGCGATGTAAATAACTATTATGACGTATCGATGATAAGTGTCCACCTTCCAAATGAGCCAGGCAAGATATGAGTAAATCTTCGCAGACTGCCGCCTTTTCTTTGTCTGCCTTATCTTCTCGATCTGATGTTGTCATTGCCTTGGGCCTGCAAATCTCAAGTTCTATTGTGTCAACCTGATTTTTGTATGACTGTATAACAGCTCTTACATCATCAATATTGACTAACAAACCGCCAGTTATTGGACATATTCCTTTGACTGAAATGGCTAGCTCTTGGCTCATAAATCACCCATCAATTTAATAAACTCATCGCTTTTACTAAAAGATAATATCATTACAACATTCCCATTGTTGTACAGCAGTACCGTACCTATGAAGTCGTTTTCATAATTTGGCATCTCAAAATAGTCGAAGAATAATGTCGCGTGACCCATCAATAGCATCAAGTGACCTTTTGAATAAGATAAACTAAGCATTACATAACCCCTTAATCCATCCTGACAGCGTTTTCCCTTGTGCCGTAGCCTTTGCTTGCCACTGTGCTTTCATCGTGCGTGTAACTTTCATGCTTATTCTTTGGCTTGCTACTTCTGGTTTTTCTTTTGATTCAATCATTGATTAATTCCTAGTTTTTTATTGAGTTAATAGTGTACACCTACATATTGAAGTGTACACCTTTATTTGTATTTAAATTAATTTGTTCCGCTCAACAATAACGCCCACTTTCAACTCGCTCAATTGCCTAGCCATGTCTCTATACGTCGTGTTAAATTCATTCGCCATACCCTGCACGCTCATACCCATGCCAGCCAATCTCTTTAACTGCCCCCTGCGCTCATCCTTACAATGCGCCTCGTTATCCTTATATACTGGGCTAGGATTAGCTTCTTTGTACTCTCTGCGTATCTCTAGCGCACTACAGTCGTTACGGGTCATTATTGATGATAAGTGATTGTGAGTGTACCCAAGTTTAGCGGCAATGATTTTAACTGGTATGCCAAGCTGTATCATCTTGACCAGCTCATCTTTGATGCCTTCAAATACTGAGTTATTTCTACGCCTCATGATCGAGGCCTTATTAAAAACACATTTCTTGGCAATTCTTCATCTTGATCCGGCTCATCTAAAAATACTTTGTTAATTAAAGCTTTGATTATTTCGCAGGCCTTTCTTTTGGATTTTATATCACTAATTTCAATTCCTACGCCTTGTTCATTTGACAACCTTATAATCAAATCAATCTGTTTTTCGGTCGGTTTATTAGAGTTCGTATCTGCGCTTAATTTAGTTGCTTGGCATAAAAAATCTTCTAAGCTTTTTGACTCCCTAAATGTCATTATCCCTCTGTATAATTTCATTCTGAATTTTCTTGATACAGGTATGTATATAAAAACCCTGTCGTTTATCACCACCTCGACTTGAAAATAATTAAAAAGCTCTGCTGTTTTAGGTTTTAATTTTTTTGACTTTAGGAATTTAACAGCATCGTTAGTTTCAGTGCATGATAGCGGTAATCTTTTTGCTTTAAAAACTAACTTACTCATTTCCCAGCCCCCATTGAAAGTTCGTTTAACTCCTGCTCTGCCTGTAAAGTTCTCAGGCTACCCAATGACCATCTGAGCATATGTGTAACCAAACATTGAAGCAACGTCTGAGTAGCTCAATAGCGTTTTATCTGGCATGTCATTAGTCCAATTTGGCAGCGTTACTTTTTTAAATTCACTCATATTTTATTTCCTTGGTTATATTTACTTTCTGCCATCTCACAAAATATTCCGCATTCGATTTTAGGCTCGTCTTTTAGTCTACCTCTCTTTGGGTCTAGGTCATGCAAATACAAAGGCTGACCACCTTTAGGCTCTTTTAGTACTGTATACCCTTTGCGCCTCTCAAAGTCTGCCATCTTTTTAAACTCATCAGGAAAGTCTACTCGTATCTTGTTCCAGTATCCCATGCCACCTTTGACGCAACCTACGCAGTTATTATGCTCATACCCTAACTTGTACATCTCTGGCAGTTCTATACCTGCACGTTCAATCATAGACAACGTAGCCTCCTTTGTTATATTTCCATCAATCAAGGGCCAGTGTGTAAGTATTTCGTTATTTGCATCAATGAACTTATCAGCCCTATCGGCCTCTTCCACTGTGTACCCGAACACATGCAAATCATCATGTCTTTGAAACTTTGTCCTAACTTGCTTCTTTAGTGCTCTTGTGCAAGGGCTACCTGCTGGCGTTCTCATGTAATTTTTCTCGAATACATTGTAGATACTACCTTCATAACCTTCATGAATTATTGTAGTGATTGGATAGTTAAACCACTCTTGGCACTCATTTAAGAACCTTTCATTATCTTTGTGTTCTTCTTTTATTTTACAATATGCGATTACAACTTCATCATACTGTTCTCTAAGCTCCTTATCCGCTAAAACCATTTTTGTAGCTACTGCACTAGCAGCCCCGCAACTAAACCAACAAATTATTCTACTCATATTTTATCCCCGTTTAATTTACAGCAGTATCGTATGTAATCTGACATGCTCATGTTGTTTAATGCCGCTAACCTAGTTAAGTTTTTGCGCTGAGTTATAGTTAGCACTATGTTGAATCGTTCGATCGCCTTCTCTGGATGCTTCATTTTTAAACCTCGGTTATAGCCCCGTAGGGCTGCTGATTAAACTGCTGTAGAAAACCTACCATCAGTGTATTGCACGACCATAAATACTTTTTTTCCCTTTAGCTTTCTTGCTTTTATTATGTTTCTTGGCTGACCTTTGTGCATGTAGACAACTGAGCTTAAAATTACCGCTGTAGTTGTTTTTAGTGACTGCTCTAGTGTTTGATAAAACATATTATTTACTCTCTTGGTTTACTGCATTAAAAGATTGGCTTTTGCTTACAAAAACTGGAAGGTGCTTGTGCAAGTCATATAAACCGTCTTGACCCTCACCCTCACCTTTGTAATTACAAAAACATACTACTAACGTATCTTTAGTAATCTTAAAATCTGGATATTTATTGGCAAACCAGTCCTCCGCAAATTCTTCAAAGGCTTCCATCGAAGCATGATAACTTTCTAATTCATAATCATCGTCACAATAAGAATTATAAGATTCTTGCGGAGGCACTGGCGCTTTGTTGCCAGTCTCGGAGATATAGAGATGGGCGGCCAACTCAATGATTAAAGCGCTTTCTTGATCTGCAATTTCTTCATCAGATAACGTGAAAGGCTCAGATCGAAAAGTGGCGTTATACATCCGGTCGCAAGCCTCAATTGCTAAATCAATGCCGCCTAGTTCTGACACTGCACTTTCCATCGCTGCTGTTGCTGCTTTTAGATTAGTCATGTTATTTACTCTTGTTGGTTGGTCTGCATTGTTTCGATATAAAGAGTGTACACCTAATGTTGTGTGTGTACACCTTTATTTGTAATTAATTTAAATCACCGCTTAACTAGCCCCGCTTTAATGTATCGCCTGACCCTATCTTCCATGTCAAATTGGTCATACTCAGACTGAAATATTTCTGCCTTAGCCTGGGCATTACGCAACTGTTTTGTCATTATCTTCCAAGCCCACCGAGCTGCTGCCAGGTTTTTATTTTCCTCCACTTGCTGCTCTGGTGTTATGTTGTGTGTCATTTAAAACTGTCGTTAGCTTCCACGTAATCATCATCTGAGCAAGCAAATCGCTGGTAATCCAACTCGTTACGCAACATCTTAATGCCTGCTTCACCAAACCGAACCTTGTTAAATATTTCCATAGTCAGCATCCCTTTATGGGGTTTTAAGTCCTCACTCGGAGTATGCAAGAATATCAAGGCATCACTGTCGTTCTCAATCGCTCCGGTTTCTCTCAAGTCACTAGCGTTTGGCACTCCTATCGAGTTCTTTTTTAACTGCGCCAGAACGATTCCAGCGCAACCTAATTCCATGAATAGATCCTTCAATCGGTTAGATGCGTTCGTTAGCTCTTGGTACATATTGCCACTGTCAATTTTTAGTCTCTGGATGTAGTCAATGACGATTAAATCTAATTCCCCGTACTTGGCTTTTATCTGCCTGGATTTGCGCTCTATGTCGTCAATACTCAATCCGCTTGAATCATCAACATGCAATTTACTAGTCTTAACTAGCTGTATCGCATTGCTGACCCCATTCCACTGATGATCCTCTAGTTGCCCCTTCTTAATCGCTGAGAATGGCACGTTTCCGATGTCTGAGACTAACTTCATCATGACTTTCTGGCGTTTCATCTCCATACTGAAAAACAGTGACCGCCTACCCTGCAAAGTGTAATGGCCTAAAATGTTAAGCGCCTTCGTTGTCTTACCACCGCCTGACCTAGCAGCCAATCCAATATAATCGCCAGCATGGAATCCTCCGGTAGCTTCATCAATGTGATAATCACCTGTTGATAATCCAGACAATCCAGTCTCGCTTTTAGCTAGTCGCTCCATTTCATCAATGAAGTCAGTGCATAAATCATCTACTCCATGTATAATCTCCTCGCCGTTAGACTGAAACAACGGCTCTAAATCCTCATACAATGTTCTCCTAGTCTCCTCATAGCCATTCTTAGCGTATATATCGTCGGAGGCTTTGTAACACGCCTCTATTATCTTTCTACCGTTCCAGTGGCGTATTACGGCTTCACAATAAGCTATTGCGTTGCGTGATGAGGGCGTATCCTTGCTCAACTGGATTAAATATGGGAAATGTTCGCCAGTCTGATGTTTTTTCTCTAGGTAATCGCCTAACGTAACAATGTCTATTGCCGTCTTTCTTGATGCAAGCTCTTTAATCGCTGTAAATATAATCGAGTTAGTATGGTTGTAGAAATGCTCAGGGCGCAGTATTTCAAGTACGCCGTTCAATACTTTCTCGTCTACTAGTATTGAACCGATTATAGATTGTTCAGCAGTAGAGCTGTTAGGTGGTATTTTTAAATTATTCATTTTATATCCCTAACTGGTGGTTCTGGTAATAGCATCCAGTGAGTGCAAACATCAAAACGCCCGTCTCCTGACTCTCTTACTTTAATTCTATTATTAAATACCCTGCCTCTGCCTGAATATATTTGATCGCTATCGTCAACCATGATTATGTGATCACTGTCGTTAGGTAATTCGGTTTTTGCATTTATCCACTTAAACATTAATCTTTTCTCCAAGGTGTTTTTTTAAGGTAGTTAACAAAGTGCATGTTTGTGTAACTGTTGAACCCGTCAGTCTTATGTGTCGAGCTGATATTTTTAGCAATAGCGTTAACTTCCTCTTTGAAATAATCTACATCGTTATTTTTAAAGTAACTAGCATTAAATGTTTTTATCCAAGCAAGATTCTTAGCATCCTTTTTTATAGAGTTATCATTCGTGCCAATCTCTTTTTTAGTCTTGCTCCAAACTTTCCAGACATGTTCGAATGCTTTGTTAATAACATCGCGTTGGTCTTGACCAACATTATCTTTTATATTTAACTGAGTAGATTCTAACTGAGTAGATTCGTCGCCGGATAACGGCAGGGGGCCCTGCTTTTTAACGGCAGGGGGGGTGCCGTCTCTAGGCATGGGGGTAGATGTTTCCCATTCAGTCATTGGAAGACATATTTTATACGTGTTTGATGTCTGGCCTTTATCGTTAAATCTATTTTGCTTAACTATGATCCCCGCGTTAATAAGATCATCAATGTGCTTACGTGTAGTGCTAGAAGATACGCCGCATCTAATGGCTATTGTTTTATGACTAGGAAAACAGACGCCGTTATCATCAGCAATGTTTGACATCATTATCAATATAAGTTTTTTGATAGGGTTGCCAGCGTTATACGCCAGCGACCTATAAGTGTATTTTGCACTCATTGCTTAAACCTTAACTCTTATAAAATCACAATTTAAAGCTGCGATGATTGCTCTTTGCCTATCACCATCCTTAGCTCTATGTTGCGTTTTCTTGTGGTGGTTTTCGTCTATTTCATAAGCAACGTTATTTATCTCATCGTAACCGTCAACTCTGTAACCTAAAACGCTAAACTGTCTATTTAAAGTAATGCCCTTTATTTGCTCAATAGTTAATAGTGCTGCGCTTTCCCTTTGGCAAAAAGACCTTAGATGAAATTCATCGCAATACTCTGTCGCCCACTTTTCATAATATTCAGCTATTCTTGGTGATGCCCATGTACCGCCGCCATGCCTGCCCTTTTTGATTAATATCTCTGTACCAATTAACTCCTTAAACCTTACTGTAAACTTGTTGGGAAGCTTGCGAATTTCGCCTCCAAGCTTCTTGTGCATATCCGTTAAAGAAACAAATCCTTCATTCATAATATTGACCTTAATCTTGTAATTAAAACTCATGGTATCACTTTAATTTGTAATGTACAAATGAATACGCATTTAAACATTTAACTTTAACTAAAGCATTGTTTTACATAGGCAAATTACTAACATACCAATAACGGGCATTTAGGATGTTTAAATATTACATATAAGAGGAGGCTTGATTAATAAAGCATCCTCAATGCCCATGTAAACCAACGGCTAATGATATTGTGTAAATATTTATAGAATAAGATTAAGGCCATATGGCAGGCATAAAAAAGCCCCATTTCTGAGGCTGGTGTTTATTAGACTGGTGGGCTTGATATGTTTAGGTTAACTACCCTACCGCACTCTTTAAGACTGCATAGTATGTCGGTTATTTCTTCAATTGATCTGTAGTCTAATATAAAATCATTGATACCGTTGTGATCATCATTAGCCACTACGTATCTCATGTGATCCTCTGGATTATAATACATTATCCACCAGCCTATTAGCTCACCATCAACTGGGCAAGGATACTTGAACAGCTCAACTACATAACCGCTGTCATCATATGCTGGCCCATTCATTGTGTTTATGAACTGCTCCATAGTGCAAACTCTAAATTCGTTGTCTTGTTTGCGTCCTAAATAATCTCTTATGTTAGTTACGTTGTTCATTAGTTTTATCCTGTTAGTTAAATTGTATTACCCTACTCTATAGCGCCTTTTATCCTCGTCTCTGCTACTGCAAAGTAAACTTCGTCTAGTTCAATACCAATGAAGCTGCGGTTTAGGTTTTTTGCTGCAACTCCTGTTGTGCCGCTGCCCATAGAAAAGTCTAAAATTGTTTCGTTTTCGTTGGTGTAGGTTTTGATTAGGTATTCCATCAGTGCGACTGGTTTTTGTGTTGGGTGTAAGCTTTTATAATTTGGATTATTAAATTTTAAAATGGTTCTAGGATATGCAAGTCCATTATTATTAAAAACCCTAGTTAATTTAAAATTTCGTAAAGCTTCGCCTTTATCTACAGTCCTTTTTTTTTCTACAACAATTTTAGCTCTATTCATCTGTGGATTATATAAAGGTTGTTTTTTATAAAAAACAATTATACTTTCGGTATTTCGTAAAGGTTGTTTTTTAGCTGACATGCTGCCTGTAGGTCTGGTTTTTTCCCAAATCCAATCATACTTATACTGTTTTATGTTGCTGCATCTTAAAAAACTGCTAAAAGGCTCTGACCCAAATAATACTATTGCACCGTTAGGCTTTATAATCCTTTTAAGCTGCTCCCACATCGGTTCAAGCGGTATAATTGAATCCCATTTACATTGAGTAGTGCCGTATGGCGGATCAGCTAGGATCATGTCAACTGATCCGCTCTCAATGTCTTTCATCTTCTCTAGGCAATCGCCATGTATTAATTTTATCATTACTAGTTCTTCCTGCTGTTGATTTCTTTTATATCCTGCCGTCCAATACTGTCAACTGACGTGTTGTGGAAGTACTGGCAGAACGGGCATTTATACGCTCTTTGTTTATGTGTTTTACCGATGCGTTTTAGAAACTGTTTGGCACGGGATCGGGTCGAGAACGTGAGTTTTTTGCATATTGTAAACCCTACATCAATCATCTACTTGACGTTTATTAGTTGTTTACTGGCTAGTATCTCTCTCGTTCTAGCTGCGCCCTGGTAGCCCATGATTAGTAAATCATCATAGCTGTGATGCTTATCTCTGACCCTACCGTCTAGCACGTCATGACATGAGCTACAGCAGTATGCTATTTCTAAGTCAGAAACTTTGCGACCCATTCCAGCACCGCTGCCAATGTGTGCGGCAACTGTGGTTTCGTCGTTAAAGTTGCAAATGCCAGGTATGCGAACCTGACATTCTTCGTTACGTGCTGAATCGCGTATTTTTTTAGACTTCATTGGTTAATTCCTGATTTAAATGCCGTTAACTTCTCTAGTTTCTGCCCACTGCCTAGCATTTGGAGACAAGCCTTTAGCTAAGTTTAATTTAAATTTTTCGGCTTTTATCTTACTGCCTGTAACACCTCTTGGATAAAACTCTCCTCGAGTGTCACTTATTCCGATTACGTAATACATTTTCATTATTTATTTCCTATTGCGTTAAAATATAAATCATCCGGATGCGTGAGTTTTGCACCAAGCTGCTCAAGTGCGTAGTACTCGAAACGCTGTAGATACTCGCTAAACTTTTTAACGGATAGCGTTTTAGTCTCACTCCTATAAATAACGGTTTCATTATTCAGAGTCACTACTCGAAGCGGTAATAATTTGCGGGCTATCAGTTCGTGTATGTCCTCAGAGCTACATACAAGCCCCTGCGATGTAAAGACATGTTTAGCCACTTCATTGCACCACATAAAATTAAGCTTGTTCTGTGCTAGTCTGCGGTTGTCTGTTGCCTCCTCTATTGTGATTTTAACAGGTGTATCGCTGGCTTTTAGAAACGCTGATATTTCGCCCCATAGTTTCTTGCCGTCAGCCTGGCTGGTGGATTTGCGTATTAGCATTGTCCGCTTGTCCATTACAGCACAGCTTTTTTAAATAAAACTATACGCAGACCAACAGTATCTGCCAGTGTTGCAACATCCCAATAGCGTGAACTACCATCACCATTAAGCGCCCTAATAACCTTGCCATACGACAAGCCAGACTTAATTGATAGCTCTCTAGCACCCTTGATGTTGCAGTCAACCATTGCTTTTTTAAGCTCATTTCCGAAGTTCATTATTATTACCGTTGTTGTGAATAGAATCTGATTGTAATATTTATTTACGCACGTTGCAAATTATTATCACATTAGTAGTTGCACTAATCAATAAACATGCGTAAGGTTAGGATTCAATCAACGGCAAGGCAGAACAATATGTCAGAATTTAAAATAGGCGACTTGGTAGTTAAGAAGAGCGGAGTGTATTTTGAAAGCGGTAGGACAATTAGAATTTCAAAATTGCGCAGAGATGGGCGTTATGAGGTAGGTGGTGAAGGATACATTGCAATTTACAATCATGATGCTCTTGAGCTAGCCCAGCCTAAATACCCTAACCCACCACGCCCACACGCTGATGTAATTATTGAGTGGGCTAAGGGTGCTGATATTGATGTTAGAATTGACTATGACGGTCAATGGTATCTTGATTTAAACCCTACATTTATTCCCCAATATGGCTACAGAGTAGTACCGAACCCATCAGAACTAGCAGATATTAAAACCCAAGCTAAAATTGATAAGCATCAGGCTAAGATTGACGCACTTAAATTAACTTTATCTAACTGGAGTAAGTAATGGACAACATCCAAGCAATAGAAAAAATCAAGGCGCTCATCATTGAGGGTTATATTTCTCACAGTGATTTAATGGTTCTTGCGTCAATAGCATACGCCAAAGAAGCGGCAGACGATGTGAGGTACGGTAATGAATAAATCAATAGTGAAGTCACTGTCATTGATTCAGCAGAGTCTTAAAGCACCCAAGGGTCAGCTTAATAAGTTTGGCAATTACAAGTACCGTAATTGTGAAGATATTTTAGAGGCGGTAAAGCCGCTCTTAGGTGAGTTAGCATTGTTTATTAGTGATGAGATTGTAATGATAGGCGACCGCTACTACGTCAAAGCAACGGTGACACTGACAGACGGTGAATCTTCTTTGTGCAACACAGCATACGCAAGAGAGTCATTAAACAAAAAGGGCATGGATGATAGCCAGTTAACTGGAGCGACTTCATCTTATTCAAGAAAATACGCACTTTCTGGGATGTTTTGCATAGACGATAATAAAGATGCTGATAGCTTTGAAGACTCATCTAGCAATAAGCCAGCATCAAAGGGTCAGTATAAAGCACCAATTGACATAGCAGCAGTCGCCAAGGAGTGTGGCTGGTCTAATCAGCAGGTTGTGGAATCATTTAACGACGATAGAATTAAATCAATTAAAGACATACCTGACCTTGCAGCGTGTGCCGCCCACCTAAGAGCTAATAAATTAATATGAATATCACATTGTTTAATGAAGTAACGACAGAGCAAGCATTGCTAGACATTGCTAGCGAGTCAGAGAATTACATCGGTCTATACGTTGATATGTCAGACGCAAAACAACGTAAGTATGTTAAAGATAAAGCCGTAGCTATCAAGGATATGATTAAACTTGTTAACCGGGTACGTATTGATCTGCCGAAAGCTTATCGCACTAATGTTGAGGGCCAAGCGTCGCAAATAATCGAATCGCTTGAGAAATCTAACGAGCCTTTTACGCTGCTAATTGATGATTATGATGCAGAGCGAAAGCTAGTATTAGACGCAGAGAAGCAGCGCAAGGCTGATATTGAAGCAGCAATCAATAAAGAGAACGATCACGAATATGCAATACTGCTAGATAAAAGCTATTTAGCTGATAAATTAGCTGCTGAGAATGCACAGGCAGAACGTGACGAGGCTATCAGAGTTGATGCCACTAATCGTGCTAACGATGCGGCAAAGAGGGCGCAGGAAGTAACAGACGCAGCGATTAAGCAGGATGCAGCAAATAGACTGGCTAACAAGGAGCATCTAAGAGCAGTTAATCAGAGGATTGTTTATGAGCTTTTTGGGCAATGCAGACTAAGTATCGAACAAGCTAAACTTGTAGTCACGATGATTGCAAAAAATAAAATACCACACACTAAAATTAACTATTAGGATAAGATAATGGGATATAGAACAAGTCACACGTTAGAAATGCAGCAAGGCAGTAATGATTTAATTCAAGAATTGCGTGAGTTCTGTGAGGAAGCATCTTACGCCATACGACCTAACGGCGACACAAGCGAGGAGCGCAAATGGTATAAACATCAAGATGATATGAAAGCGTTTTCACTAAAGCATCCAGAAGCACTATTTAAGATAAGTGGCGAAGGAGAGGAAAGCCTAGACTTATGGTGTGAGTATTACAAAAACGGAAAGGTTCAAGTATGTGAGGCAATAATTACATTCCCTCAATTCAATTCAGATTTATTAGTTTAACTATTAGGAATAAGACAATGGGCGACAGATACGATTTTGAGATAAGAGTGATTGATGGAATTGAAGTTAGTGGATTTACATATCAATGTAATGAATCTAAATGGCAAGAGGTATTTGTTGAAATGTCACAAGAGCAAATTGACTTTGCAAATTCCATCCAGATAGAGCTGGAAGAAATAAATAACAAAATAGATGTTGAAGTAAGAACTTGGGCAGTTAATCATTTAAGTAAGGGTTTATAATGAGCACAACGATTACAGGCAAGTTAAACAAAGCAGCAACACAATTTACAGCAGGCGATTCAACAGGTTTTGGTATCCGTTTAGGTGTTAAATATCAAGACCCAAAAACGCGTCAGGATGATTGGTGTAACTACTCCGCTGTAATATTCGCAAAATCACCAGCACAAATACAGTTTTACGCTGACTCACTGGTAGAGGGTTCAGTCGTGGAGGTGTTTTGTGAAAAGCAGATGATTGAGCAGTACCAGGGTAACAACGGATTGCAGTTATCTATAAACATGTTAAACGCGAGACTCGGACACGTTCACACAGGAAATCAGCCGCAGCAACAAAGACAGCAGCCACAACAGCAAGGCAACCAACAGCAGCAAGCCCCGCAGCAAAACCCGCGTTCTCAGCAGGCAATGCAAAACAAACAAATGCAGCATCAACAAGAGCCTAATTTTGACTATGACAGCGAAATGCCTTTTTAAATGCTGACTGAACACCAAGAGCAAAAGCTCTTTGTAACGTGGTTCGAATTGCAATATCCAAAAGTTAGGTTATTCGCAATTCCCAATGGTGGTAACAGAAATGTTATCACCGCCACAATGCTAAAAGCCGAAGGTGTCCGTAAAGGCGTACCTGACATCTTTATACCTGAGTGGCGACTATGGCTAGAGTTTAAGAGAGTAAAGGGCGGCAAGTTATCGGCAGAGCAACAAGAATGGATTGATTACCTGAATGAGTGCGGGTACATCGCTGTAGTTGTAAACGGTTTTGATGTAGCTAAAGATTATATATTCGATTTAGAGGGTAAATTATGAGGCAATGGCAAGAAATAGGCGAGTCAGATTGGTTTTACTGCGAGAATGATTCATGGTTTAAGTACTGCGAAAAAAGCCCAGAGCATAACACCAGGGAGTCAACTAACGGGGAAGTTGAAGTTTACAAAGGGCAATTTGAAAAGATAAAGCAAGCGAGCAAGAAATGAGCCATGAAACAACATCACTAAAAATGACTAATGCTATCCCTGACCGTCTGTGTGAGGAGATAAAGCAGCGTCGTACAATGGGCTTAAAAAAGTACGGTGTATTGCTAAAGGACTCTCTGCTATCACGTAAACAGTGTTTACAGCATGCTAAAGAAGAAGCACTCGACCTGGCTGAATATTTACAGTTCCTGATTGATGCGGAAGAACCCGTTTGGCCTGAGTCAGAGGATCGAATTGATATAATCGGTAGTAACGGTAACGATGGTTACAAGTGAATCAATTGCCGTTAATCCGCAGCGTAAGCTATGATTCTTTTTATCTGCATATGATTGAAGTGTGGCGACTAAAGCCAGCGCATATAATTAGAGTTATAGAAAAAGATTTGCCTTGCCTGCTAGATGCTAATTATATAAGAACAGAGATAACAGGAACGAATAGTAATGATAAAAATTAAACGATTGACTAAAACAGCAAAATTACCATCCCTCTCAAATTTGAACGATGCGGGCCTTGATTTGCATACCGAAAGTAATGCGGAAATATTACCAGGTTGCAGAGCATTGTTAAGCACTGGTTTAGCATTCAGCTTGCCACCTGGCACAGTTGGTTTAATCTGGCCCCGGTCAAAGCTGGCTAATAAATGGGGTCTGGATGTACTCGGAGGCGTCATTGATAGCGATTACACTGGTGAAGTTATGATCAGCGTTATCAATCACGGACATAAATTAGTAGAGCTAAGGCGTGGTGATAAAATTGCACAGATGATAATCCAAGATCATAAAACTAGCATGTGTATTATTGAAGTAGCAGATCTAGATAATACTGACAGGGGCAATGCTGGAATTAATGATACTGAACTTAGGTTAAAATAAATATAAATAAAGGTGTACACTCACATGATTAGGTGTACACTGTTTTTGTCAAGTCAACTAACCGAGGTATTAATATGCTAATTAATATGCTAGATAATTTAATCAACCTTGATGCGCCTACGCTATTAGAAAGCGCCACTGAGCATCATTGGGCAGAGATGCACAAACATGGCGAGACAACGTTTCACAGTGACGATGAGATGCGTGTAATAAGTAAAGATGAATGTATGCGTGAAGTTTTAGACCGCATAAAAGATGACGGGTTATACAATAGAATAAGCGAGCTTTCATGCGGCTTCTTGATGGACTTGGTTGAGATGGCAGAGTGTGAACTTAAATCTGAAATGACAGAGGCACTAAATGACTATTACAATTAATTACGACATAATTTTAAAGCGGGCTATGGATAATGCAAAGCTCAAAGGCATGAGTCGCAAAGACGTAGCAAGAAAATCAGGCGTATCTATTAATGCTATTGAACGCTGGCTATTACGGAAGAATGAGCCAAGCATTCATCTTTTAGCAGCGGTTATTAACACTTGCGGTTATCAATTAAAAATTACGTTAGGTGATTTATGACTAGATTGGCGTTTAACAAAAGGACGGATTATTGGGAGCAATCAGATAAAGCTATGGCTATAATGATGTATGATAAGTACCAGGTAAGCACAGGTAAGATTGCTATTCGCTTTGACTGTAGCCGTGAGAAAGTCGAGAGACTGCTAAAGAACCAAGGGTATTTATGAAGATTAATGACTTAGTATTTTTAGATAAGTTTGTAATTATAGTAGCTATAATAATTATACTTAACATTATATTCGCTGCGCTTGAAGCTAATATTCAAGCGTTTGCAGGCTGGTCTGCGTGCTTGATTTATTACGTAAGACAGATTCAAAGGTAAGTGTTTCAGCATCTACACCAGTGCGTTAAACATCCATACTGCTAGCTATTTATCTCTGTAAATCTTGTATGCTCAGTATGATAAATGATCGTATAGCTAGGGTTTAAATTCCCTACAACAAGACTAACCCGCTTGAGCGATTAGGGTTACTTTCCCGCCTTTGTATTTGCATAATTAACACCAAAGCTTGCACTCACTATAACGCCGAATAAAGTTGTTATAGGTGTGAACAACTCAATAACTTTACCAGTTGCCTGAGCCAAATCTACGGCATTTCCTATGCCAAAGCTTTCTAGTATTAAAAGCGTCAACGCCACAAATATGTAAAGTGTGTATAAGTCTGTCACTCTACTAGATAAATCTCTGCGCATCTTGCCATTTGGATCAAGTGTCTTAACCATTAAAACTTTAGCCTCTGCGCTTTCCATTTCAGTCTCAATCCACTCAGCCGCTATGTTTTCAATTGATTTTACAGCGCCGCCAGTCAGCAGGGTTTTAATAAAGTTAATCATGGTTTTCTTATCTCCAAAACATAAGTTAATTCAGTATCACTGTAAAACCATAACATTGCCGTCAGTGCATCATGACTGACTAAGATGCAACCTTGGCTATGACTCGGTTTAGTTCCTTCGTGAAACTCTATAGCAGAGCGATCAGGCACTTCTAACACTCTAAACCATTGAAATCGTCCATGTGTATCGCGTTTGAATTTATAGTGACCTGCTGGTATGCAACTAATGTTAGGCGTGTTATCTGCCCATGCTCGTTCTAGCGTCTTAAACTCAGTGCCGTCGGGTAACGTCAATATGCCGTTAGTGCGGTCTGATGGTGAGTTTAATCGCTGTATAATCACTTCGGGTTGCGGTCTTTGTATGTGTAATACATGTCCGCTATGTGTTTGACTGATAGTGTTATAGCTGCAACCGCTGGTATGTATGCCAGCCAGTGCGGAGATGCTTGAACACAGGCTTCAATGATTGGGTTGGCAGGCATCTTAGCAGCAACCATCTGGACTGCGCCGCCACCTAGTCCCACGGATATACCAAAAAAATTAATAAATTTACTAGCAAGAGCATTGCCTCCGTCGCTGATCAATAGGAAAAAATCTTGCATCTTAAAACCTTGTAGTTTCATGCTAGTTACTTCGTGGATGTTGTTAATCATAGCGCGCTCAATTGATTGATTATTGAACACACTATAACATTTAAGGTTGATTTATTGTATTAAACCAAAGTTTAAATCCGTCCATAATTTTTGGGTTTTGGCTTAGGTTTTGGCTTAGGTTTAGGTTTAGGTTTATTCTTCATTTATTGCCACCCCAAATAGCTGTTATGTTATCCACCGCTAACGCGTGAGCTTCTTTTAAATCCGCTAGCGTCACTTCGGACATAAAACCTGTTGCTGTGTCAGCTAGTGACCAGCTAATTTTTGTGGTACCTGCTTTACCTGCGTATCGAGTAATCGCCCCGCCCAGTCTGATTACACTAGTTTCATCCGCATCATATTGATTACCTGCATCAGTTGTCACAATAGCGTTGGCAATAGCATCTTGTCTTGAGCGTTTAAATGCTTCAACTGCTTCTGCATCAAGAACTGACTGTGGGATTGGCTCAATCGTTGGCTCTGTTAGCATCAAATCGTCCCAAGGGCTGTAGGTTTCTGTCTCGAAAACGGGTTCTTCTCTGTAAAAAAACTCACCATTTTCATCAACATTAACATCACCGTCTTTAACTTGCTGAGTACCAGTTTGTACTTGTCTTGTGCGAGTTCTGCCCTTGACGATTGGCCCATTAGTGACTGAGCCATCTTCGTTAGTAACAAAGAACTGAATTGTTTCTGCGTCAATCTGTTTGTATATAGTCATTAGAAGTTCACCGTTATTTTTGTGCTATCAGATTCGGATATTACTCGGTAATGCTCTCCTGAGACAAAAGAACCAGTGTCCCCAAATAGTGCGGGAGCTGTGCGTGATGTTGATGCAGAGCCTAAAGTTGGTTGTATACCTGTCGCCACAGTTTGACCCCCTGCAACTCTTATAATCTGAAAAGAGCCAGCGTTTGAAAAGCCTGTTGGTAGGTCTTTTGAAACGATAGGCAACTCTACAACAACTGTATTGTTATTTATTGCAATCGCATTAATAGTTAATGCTCTACCTGACGTTACAGACCACTCATTAAAGTTAGTGTTTTCCGTATGAAACAACTCTCCAACGTTTGAAAAAACGCCATTCCCTTTTCTGTGAGATATAAATGCTCTAGGTGTATCACTGCCAGTATCCTGTATTTGCAGTAAACCCGCTTGAGCGTCTTCTACGCGACTCATAAAAACAGAATGTAAATTAGATGTGCCAGCAGGTGTGCCTGCGCCTGAGTTTCTGTAAAGACCTGATTTTAAATCAGATGCACTCGCGATATTAACATCGCTTGTAGTTCCTCCTAAACCAAAATCTAAGGGGTTAATTGTATTAGTTGCACCTACAGCGATCGTATTTAATTTTGTTGATATATCATTATAAGCAAGTAAATCCACCTCGCTTTTATTCTTTGCAATGACGTTGCCAATATAAAAATTATAGTTTGTTGATGTGTTAGAAAATATTGTTCCGATTGCTACTTGTGCCGATGCTGTTAATAAGTTGTTAACTATTTTGCCAGCATACAAAACAACCCCGTTCACTTCAAACGATGCGTATCCATCAACAATATCAAAAACTATATTATATTTAGTATTTGCTGAAATTATAAATGTAGGAAACGGAATCGGTACAAGCGGCGCTGCTCCAAAACCTGAGCTATTAACATTTGCAGCCAACCTAATATCCCCGCCGATACTCTGTATTAAGCCAATAGAATATCCGATGTTTCCGCTGCTATTTTGTATAGATGCCATTGTTATCTGATTACTAACTCCGCTGGCTATAGTGCCGTCTGAGATGTAAAAATCAAAAGCTAGTCTTGGTCTTTGTCCAATCGCTACAACAGCCGTTAGCTTTTCGACAGCGTTTGAAATAGTTGCCGAAAATTCAACAGCTTTTTCGCCGTTACCCCATGGTGCATTGACAATTGATGATCCTGCGCCAGTCTTTGTCCAACCACCTAGTCCACTAGTAAAATCGTCATTTATAACATCAGTGCCGTTATCGTATGCAGTTGCTCTGGCTGCGTACTGATCATCGTATTTTGTGTATGTAGCTGGGTAGTTGTTGGCCTGTGATTCTGTTGTGTTTCGCTGTAATGCAAGGCTAGGGTTATAAGTTTTGTTTTTCCCGCCCAGGGCCCACTGTGTCCAGTAGTTAGCAAAAACAGATCTAGTCTCGGGTGTAGCTGGATGAACATCATCTGTCAAATAGGTCTGGTGGTCATGATATGTAACTCGTAAAGCGTGGGCAACATCAAAATAAGATAAATCCCAGAAATCTGCAACATCCTTTATGGCTCTACCAACATGCCAAATTCCAAAATCACGATCAACGTTGTTTGTGTAGTAGCTTGGGGCATTACAAAGTATAATTTTAACATCACCATCACCATTACGTATTGAGCTATTTTTAGTAAAAGCAATAAGAAAATCGAAACTTCCTTTGATTGTGTTTCTATCAACAAAATGTAATGTTCCAGAGCTAAACGTGCCCGTGAATCCTGTGCTGTTAAATGCAACTGTTATGCTTGATCCTGATACTGCTGATATTCTCCCCGCCATATAATCAAGTTTAGCAATGCCTGAAACGCGTACATAACAACCGTTACCAACAGCTAACCCAGTTGTATTATTGACAGAAAATACGGTTGTAGAGCCTTTTGTAATGCCTGTGATTGTCTTGTCGTTTGCTGTGTATGTTGCATCGTTTTTGCGGTCATTGTGGTTGTGATCTAATACGACAACGTCCATAGCATTAGCAACAAATTGCGCCTCTATTCTAAAATCTGCTGTCTGCTCTGATGCAATAGTAACGTTGTTAAAACTGTCAGAATAAGCAGAGCCAGAGCCGTACTCCGCTAAACCTGCTAGCCTGTCAGCTTCGGTCATACTTAACGCACGTATTGTACCGGATTGATTTGAAGGACCACCTATATCATAAAAAGCGTGTGAGCCAGACCAGGCAAGGTTGTAGACGTTTGACTCCAGCAACTCACCAAATCGTTCAGGGTATCCGTCAGCGCCAACGCCTTGGTGCGGAATTGATGTACCTAGCCACAACACATTTTTATTGGCCCAGCTAAGTACCGGGCTTTTTGTATCGACTAAACCCGCTGCATCCTCTTGAGTAACAGTAAGATTTTGTATCTTAGTTGTGTTGCTTAGTGAGTTTGTGGCTAGCAAGGTTCCGTTAAAAACTTTGTTTTTTAGGGCTAATCGTGTTGCGCTGTTGTCGCAATCTAACGTAGGCGCAACCCATGTCTTACCCTCTAAATCTAATAGGTCTGCTGTTGAATCAACAAAAGAAAGAAATATTGTTTTAGCATCAACGCCGACAACTGCACCAAGTTGTGAAAATTTCACAGTGCTGCTAATTTGAAATTTACCTACTCGGTTGTTAGCAAAAGTGACATCGCCAGATGTAGCGGTATAAGATGCCGCTTGTAGGATGTAGAGTGCGTTGAACCGCTCTTGACAAACAAAAGTACTACCAGTAGCTGTAGGCGTCAAAGCTGCCAAGCTGGAAAATGTATCTTTCCTGGCTGCAGTTGTAGCCGCCGCCGCTTGAGATGCGTTCTTAGCTGCTACTGAATCAGCGAGCAATGCTTGAAATTCTATCAATTCGGCAGATGATACTGGTACAAGTGCGTTTACCAGCTCAGGAATAGAAGTAGCTGTATTGGTTGCGTTTACAGTAGCTATACCAAGGTTTTTGAAATGCGGGTTTCTAACGTCTTTGTATTCAACTAACACAAGGCCATACTGCAAAATAACGGAATAAGTGCCAGCAGGATTAATGGTAATAAGAGACACCGCACCTCTTAGCGTTTCGCCTGTGCTGCTTGCGTGAGTGAATCTGATTTGATCGCCCACTGCCAGATCAGAGTTGGGATCTAAAAGTGTACCCGTCAGTGTAATGCTCGCCATGTTACTTATTCCTGTATAATTCTGTTATAAACTTTATATCTACTGTACGTTTTATTTCTGATGCAAAATCAAATGCATTGCTATGAGTTATATTGTTCGTTATAGATGGTTTTTTTAATAATTCTATTTTTAATTTAGCTATTATGCTTTCATTATATTTCATTCGGCTGTCAGTATCACGCATCAAGTTTTCAAGGTCGATTTGCATCTTTCCATTTAACTCAGCAAGGTTTCTGACCTCTTTTTTCAGTGATGAGATCCGACTGTCAGTTTTTGCCCGTAGTTGGTCGATTTGCTCTTGCATATCAATAGACATTTTTTATCCTAGTTTATTGATGATGGTGCATCACCACCACCCTGTAAAAATCTTGTGGTCTGGCCGTTTGTGATGATGTTAATTGTGGCCCCATTATTTACAATCGCCTTTCCTTTGTCACCGCCTTGGAATCTATTGTCCACGCTCTCACCGTCCTGCCCTATGTCACCGCCCTTGCCTGCAAATACGCCCGAACCCCCTTCAAAAGCTGTGCCCGCATCACCTCTGGACGCAGCATCAGAGCCACCGCCGCTACTAAAGTTGTAGCCTGCCCCACCACCACCACCGGTAAACTGTCCAGCACCACCCCCGCCACCACCAGCGCTTAAAAGTCGGCCGTCAGCAGAGTACGTTCCGCTTCCAAAGTCTGGAGTCGTGCCGTTCAAATAAACATTTACACTTATTCCTGATGCTGCAGCCAAAGACGTACCGCCGTTAAGTCCGTTAGACGAACTTCCGTCACCGCCCTTACCAATCAATACAGTTCCATTTAGCAGTACTATATTAATAGTCGAACCAGATGGGAATGATCCGCTAGTGACAGCTTGATTTGTATTACTTTGACCGTAAAAATCTTTATCAAAAATAAATGTAAATGTACCAGCAGAAACTGGCCCGCCTGATATTGTAAATAAATTATTATCGAAATCACTGTTTACAGGTAAATCAGAACCCGCTGCGCCGCCTATAAATGGGTTGTATGTTACAGTTGATATTTTATAGCTACGACCAATGTTATAAGACGGTGTTATCTGTGTTACCTGGGAGCGTACGCCTAGTTTTATATTGCCAGACATGTCTTGGTTTTTAAATGCTACAACCTCCAATACGTCTGCAATTTTAAAATTAAGATCCTCTTCTTCAATCTCAAAATCAATCGTCTGTGGTCGGTTACTGAATCGCTGGGCATAGCGCACAGTCGTTAGGTCTGCCACTTCTATGTTATTAGATTTATTAGATAAAATTATAGATTTACCCATCTTTTTTATCTTTTCTTCACCGTAAAAATTAGCGCCCTCTAAATCTGTGTTAAATGCAATGCTTGACCGTTTAAAGTTTACATCATCATCATTACTGAGCAAGCGCCTTTTATCGTATTGTAAAAATGCTCGTGAGTAGAATAGGTCGCTAGGCTCATCAATATCAACAGAGTCAAAGGTAATTTCTTTACCCTCGGTTAGTGTAGCTGTTGTAGTATTCCATGGTGATGTTGCTCTTAGTGTCGCCTTGCCTATGCTTGTGTCTGTGTATATATCAACCATAAAAGCTTTGCATAAATCGTCTAACACGTCGTTGCTGTTATCGGATTCGTAAAATATTGCGTCAATAGAATTACTTAGGCTGGGTATCCATGTTGCCAGCTCTGTTTCTATTGCTGACTGATCGTAGTCAGTGGCAGCCATATCAGCATCTATAAAAACGGCCTCTATAACATCTGATAAATCAGCATTAACAAATTTACGCCCCCTAAATACCTCGTCACCTGCGTTGTGTGATGATGGTGTATTTTCTATTAGCCTTGACCCTAGTGTTATGTTTAACGCCCTGACGACTGTTAGCGTTACGCTCGTTGAATTACCTGTCGCATTAGTAATTAATAGTAAATCGTCACCTATAACAGCGGCGTACTCATCGAAATCAGACCAATCTGCAATATCGGCGCTCATAACAATGCTCGTAGCTCCGTCTGTTATGTCGCTCGTTAGGCTGGCTTTTATTATGCGTGGGAATTGACTTTTTTTGTTGTCTGCTTTATACAGTATATCTTGGCAAGACAGCGTCCATATTCCTGATTTTGATTGTTTAAATCCTACTGCTATATAATTATTTGTTTGTACAAGATTAGTTACGCCGTTGTCGCGTTTATAATACTTAACACGTAAAGGGCGATTAGTTAGTATGTTGCGCTCTTTTAGTTTACCAAAGAATGATCCGTTATTGACAAGGCTAGGCGTTGCAACTAACGCTGGAGATGATAGGTTGGGGTCGCCTACAAAGTCGCTAAAATTAATGCTACAAGTTGCCCTAGATGCTACGCCATTACCCGCCTTTAGCTTAGGCGTGGTTTCTTTTACGCCACGGTTAACGATACATTTGTGTACTCCTGACTCGAATAATGTTAGCCCTGTATCAGTGAATTTATGTGTCTTAACTACCGTTGAAAAACCTGATTGATCTGAGCATGTTAGCGTTGTCGAATAACCTGGGTTGCCGTTGTTTGTGCAAGCTCCGCTAACCTCTAACAAGTCTAGTTCAACAATATAATAGTGGTATAGGCTCATGCTGAAACCCTGAACGACATTGATACATTTACTAATAGTGGCGTCTGTGGATGAGCTGTAACATCACCGCCGTTTAAATCAAACAAACAGTAACTTTCTTCCGGCCTATTATCGCCTTCGTAATCGAGCATAGAAACGATGTTGTTAGTATCATAGTGATTTAGAACTTCTAAGAAATCAGTCCTCGCCCATGCTTTAGGTGCGTTGGTGTAGTTGACAGTTAACTTGGGGCTAACTTCTTCTTGAACTGCCTTTGTCGGCATTGCTCGACTATTAGTTGTTATCCTGCTTTTTTTGTTGTGTGACAAATAGCGTAAGTTTTGCCCAGCACTAACGCCCCAATCAATTTCAGTAACAGCGCCAGCTTGTATGTAGCTAATTGTTTTTTGTCCAGCTCCATCAATCTCAATCGTTAAGTCTCCAGGTGTGACAGCAGTACTCACATAAAATACTAGATTTTTTATATCCCTAGTCATAGTGTACGTTTTTGTATAGCCCGAACCTGTCAGTGTTACGACTGCACCTATTGGTAATATAAGACCATGCAACGCAACAAATTGAGACAAACCGACAGATTCAATAGTTATTTCAAGGATAGTTGAATCGCTGCTAAGAACCTTAGAAAAGTCTGGGTTTTGCAGGTTGCTAAGTGAGCCGCTTGAAATTGTTCCGACATCAAGAGTTATAGTGTTTGTTGATATAATATTGCTTTTGCTTAATATCATGTGCGCCCATCGCTCTGTGATTTTTGTATCTGTCTCGAAATAGCGTCCACGACCTCATCGTTAAATTCAATCACTAACCGTTGGCTGGTTTGCTGCTGGTCGCTGATGTCAGTAATGGTTGCGCCTTGGTCGTTAAAGTTTTTAGTAGGTTCATCTCTTGGTGGTGGTGGCGCAGAAGTCGCAGAAGGCAGAGACCCTCCACCGTTTGAAGTTGACGAAGTTATTGCAGCTAATTGAGCAGCCCCTGTTAGACCTGCAAGTGTCATTCCTACTGGGTTTGGAAATTGCTCATTGATATTTTCTGCGGTTGTCATTATTGTATTACCAATAGCTAAACCTTGCTTTATTTTATGCGCCGTTTTACTGTTATTGCCGAGCGATGTAAGTAATTTAGTGCCTTGGTCAAGCTGAGACTTCATTGAAGACTCTGCCCATCCCATTTCAGTCTTTGTGTCCTCATCTTTCTTATCAAGATTATCGTCTTCAAGACTAGCTTTACGGTCGTTAAACTCTTTAACAAGCTCTATTCTTCTTGCGTATAGCTCCTCGTCTTTGAGGCCAAAGGTTTCAGCCGCTAATTCCAGCCGTTCAATGTCATCAAGCAATTGAGCATCAAGTATTTCTGATCTGGTCTGCGTAAACTCTCTAAGCGCATCAAGTTCGCTGTCACCTCCCTGATCATCTTCAAGACTAGCTTTGCGGTCGTTAAATTCCTCAACTAGCTCTATTCTTCTTGCAAATAATTCCTCATCTTTTAGGCCTAGAGTTTCTTTAGCTTCTTCGAGTCTTTTAACATCGTCAAGCAACTGAGCATCAAGTAATTCCGCTCTGGTCTGCGTAAACTTTCTCAGTGCTTCAAGTCTTTCGGCTTCATCATCAGCCATGACTAGTGGAGATGCTGGGTCTAATGGGTCGCCAGTAGCGCCGCCTATTTTGCCGCCCTCTCTAGTTTCTGCGTCAGAAATTGCTTCTATTTCCTTAAGAACCTCAAGCCTTTCTTTTGCTTTTTGAACCTGTATTTCTGCTTGGTCTATATCTTCTTGTATTGCTCTTTGGTTGACTCTACTAGAATCAAATTTACCACCTGTCGCTAAACGCCTTGCCTTTGAGCTTTCTAAATCCTTTTTAAGCTGCTCAACTTCGGACTTTGCGTCATCAAGTATTTTTGATGCTGCCTCTGTGGAGTTTATGTTTTCGAGTGATTTAAATTTATTGATGAAATCTATTAGTGTTTGCGTGGCTTCTGGCACAACTTCAATAATGTCATTAAAAAAATCATCTAGGACTGGGGCAAGTGTGGCGCTAACCGCTGTAGCCGCATTCCCCAAACTTGATGTAAGTAAATTGAATGTTTTAGATACATCCTTCAGTTTTTCCGCTTGTAAGTCTGTAATCTTAATTGCGTCGTTTACTTCATCAAACCTTGCTTTTAGCTTAATTAGCTCTTTAGAGTTATCAGCAAATAACGGCTTTAGTTTTGACAGGTCGCTGCCTAACGCTTCAAATACTGCGGTTGTTTGATCGCCTGATGCTCCAGCTTCTTCCAGGTCTTTTGCTAACCTTGATATTACTTCCTCACCAGTTAGGTTTTGAAACTCTAATGCAAGCGCTCTGGTTTCATCTGTAGTGAGCTTTAATACGTCACCAACATCTTGGAATGCGCCAGTACCAGCCGTAACAAACTCACCGATTTTATCTGATATGTCTTTTGTTATATCAGCAATCTGATCCGCTTCAATTCCAAATTGACTTGTCGCAAAAGATAGGGCTTTAAAATCTGACTCGGTAGTCTTAGCCATTCTAGCAAACTGCTCTAGCTCTTTGCGACCACTAGCAGCGCTTAGAACCATAGCTGTGATTGCTGTACCCATAGCTATAACACCAGCCCCAGCTTTGACTACAGCGCCACCTACAGCTTTTGCAGTACCGGAGAATCTACGCAACCCGCTATCGGCTTCATCAACGTTACCTCTAAGCCTGCGAAGCTCCTCGTTAGATGCGTTTAGCCCCGCCTCTAGGTTGTCTGTTCGAGCTATTAACTCGACTATTAATTGTTCAGTGCTCAATGTCTGGGGCTCCGTTCTGCCTGCGCTGGTGATAGAGTGCAAGGGTAAAATCTGTTCTTTTCGGCTCTAACTCTAATACGTGAGCTGTTTCTATAAAATCCATTGCCCACGCTTCGGAAGGTTGAACGCCAGCTTTGATTAATGCTTTCCACCACGCGTAAAAATCAAAGTCGGCTATTTCTAATTCGTCTTTATGTCTTGCCCGACCGAGGAGGGGCATAAATCCTTTTTTGCTTTTATGGCCTCCTGTTGGTACATAGCATCTATATCTAAAACCATAGAGTACAGTACCAACGTGTAAGGCTGGGCATAATCACTGTCATCATTAACGGGCCGCCAGCCCACTCTATCGCAAGCGTCTGCAATCTCTGACAATTGCAGAGATGAATTGCACTGTTTAGCTAGTGAATGCAGTAGGATAGCCCCTTCAACGTCGTCAATGTGTTTTCCCATCTCTGACATTAAATTGAATACAGAGCCGCCTTTATTCTCCTGCACAATGAAAAGCAATCCTTGCAAAGAAGACCACAACCCACGCCCAGTTTCGCGCTTAAAATCGCGTTTAGCTGACCATGTTATTTTGTAGTCGTATTCTTTATAGCATAGCTTAAACTTCATTAAATAGGTGCTGTATACGTGTAATCGCCAGATGTACTAAACGTTACTGACATTTGTGATACGCCATTGACAGCAGCAGAATCGCTACGGCCTGAAATACTCCATGTATCGCATTGCCATTTCTCGCCACCTATGCCAGTTTCAATAATTCCCGCTAACTGAGCGCCTGATTCAATTGACGCTTTAATAGTGTCTTGAACTGTTTCCTGAGTCAGTGTAAACGTACCAGCAAACATAACCTGTTGACCTGCAACAAAGTTGTCTAAGTATGTAATTTTACCACCGTTAGCTTTGTTAGTTACTTCTACAGGTGCGCCGTTAACGGTCATTGTTCCGTCAAGTTGTCCAGCAATTAACGACTCTGAACCATCAGCGCCAAGTTTAAATATGTAGTCGTTCGAGCCTGCCATTTTATACCCCTAAATAATTATTAAATAATCTATACTTACATCACGTTTATACCAAGCGCCATTGTTTGCGCCTGAATTAACCGATGATTCTAAAATTCTAACTGTTCTGCCATTGTACTCTGCACTTGAGTTATACGCAAAACCAGCCAATATATCGTCCACGATTTGTAGCTGGTCGTTTGAGTAGTTTCCGCTGTTTGCTTTTATGTATATTGTTATCTGAAATATACCTCGCTGCTCTTGTGGTGCGCCAGCTTCTTTACCTGTGGTATCTGATGTAGCCGGGATGAAATAACAACCAATGTATTTATCTTTGCCGATTGGGTTAAAGTCGCTGTTTTCGTATTGAATATCAGCAGACGTAATGCCAGTAATTGAAGTTGATAATAACTTTGATATTAATGCCTGCTTTGTGTCTAAATATGACATTACAACCGCCTGATTTTGTTTTTCATTCTGATGATTTGTTTTCTGACAAATCCGCCAGGTGCCTGTTTGCTAAATCCGCCGGATGTCTTTGTGCCAGAACTTGGGTTCGGATAACCGCCATATTCTAGCGTTTCAATGTATGGCAGGTTGTTAGTAAAATAAACTTTCTGATTAAGAACTTCCGCTGGCATTGTATTTAGGCTTGATGATGATGTTGCACCGCTTGAGCTAGGGCCACGACTAAACGCACCGTTGAAGGGTGAGCCAGTTGTTAGAAACCAGTTATTTCTTGCTCTGCCCTCGTCAACCGGAGTTGCTTTAATTACAGCCGATAAGCCGGATAAGAACACGCCTCTAATTCTCGTGTTTAATCGTCTGCTATTCTCAAGCAGCATAAGCTCAACACCGTCTAAACCGATTAGTGGCATTATTGCTGCCTAACTTGTGATATGTAAGCCAATGGATTACCTCGCGGTGATTTTTCATCAACTGCCACTACAATGTAATCTTTTTCGCCCTGCCTAATTATATCGTTTTGTGTAATAGCGTTGTCTGAGTCGCTAACTAGCATTCTATCACCCATTTGTATGCTCGTGTCTGTCAAGCCTTTATCATAAGATTTAAATATTGCGTTAGGTAGCAGCGTTGAAACCTCGCTTGATGCTGGTGCAGTTGGGTTGCCTGACTGTGATTTTACAACTCTATAAATAGGCGTAGATGTATCTGAGCCAACCGCTGCCGATGCTTTAGATAAGCCAAGTTTTACCTTTGCCTGTATGCTTGCGCTAGACATTTATACACGTCTCATTAGTTTCTTGCTGCCACCGTTTATCATGTACGGCTTCAAGTATGCGTTTGCTCTGTCAGCTCTGACAGTAGATATTGAACCGCCGCTAAAATACGACTCTGAATATACGCCGTCAACATTAAACGACGATAAATTATTGCTTGTACCGCTGATTAGAATGTCTGATGTATTGGCCTGTATTGCTAATTCAATCTGAGCTTTTTTGATGTCCTCTGGTATAGATTTGGCTCCAGTTGATGGTACAATAAAGTTTTTAGCGCACGCTCCAACCCTTGGGTATGGTAATTCTTGATCAACACTTACACGGTCACCACTTAGCTTGCTTTCAACGTTAAAAAGATAATCCATAGCCATAATCAGCAGGGCAACCCGTTCTGATTCAGTTGAAGGAACAGTAAACCCTCGCAATGCTGCATACGCTAAAAATTCCGCATCAGTTGCGAAGCTATTGGCATTGGCTACCATTGAGCCATCTTCTATAATTAGTGGCATTATGGATCCTCATTAAAGGTTTTTAACCGACTATATGCTCGCCGTTCGCCAGTCATTATATCAATCGGCAAGTATGACATTAGAGCTGCTTACCCTTAGATAATACTTTCCGCTTTGGCTTGACTTCTTCAACTTCATCGACTGGCTTGAATTTAATGTCGATTATTTTAAAGCCATGCTTATTTAAGCTTTGTTTTTCTTCGATTGTCACTGGATGCTTTAGATATTTTATATTCACAACACGCCCTCAGTAAAAGGGCGACCTAAGCCGCCCAATTTATTTACGCTTCTGCACTTCCGATTAGTAACGTACCTAATGTATGCTTGTTTTCGGTGACTGTCTTGTCCCAGTTAGTGCCTGTAAACAACTCAGCATTAGTTGGAGATTTGCCGCCGTTAGCAGTATCCCACGAGTAGCCCTTGAGCTTAACGCCGAATGTATAATCAGCTTGGAACGTGGTTTCAATGCGATTCTTGCCGTTAGTCGTTTCAAGGTTCGAAACAATGTCACTTGAGTTATCTACGATTACACCACCGCTAACAACAGATAATACAAAGTCTTTGTCTGGCGTACCAGCGGAAAACAATGCAGGAATATCAGAGATGATAACCAACTTACCCAGAATATTAACTACCTGAACATTGGTCGATAGGAATAATCGATTACTGTTTGTAATTGCCTCGGCTACTAGACGATGGTAAACATCACCACGCATAACATCAGCCGCTAGCATTGAACTCATATCACCGAATTTGCGATGCGAGTTGTTTAGTCCTCCCTGAGTAACGCCAGCAGAGCCGGATACGTCATTGGTCAATGCAGTAATGTTACCCACAGCAGCAGTCGCACAACCTACAGCGGTGTTTAATTGGTCAGCTAATAGAGCATCCGCAAATCCCTCAGCAATAGCTGTGATAGCCTCACCTGGGTTCTTGAGTAAGTAGCTCATCTGACTAGGTTCGAACAATACTGGGCCAAATCCACCAGCAACTTTTACGCCAACCATCTCAGACTGTGGGAGAGTCGTGGCAGACTGTGCGCCGTTAGTGGCGTATCGGTCTACTCGACGTTGTGCGCCTGCAATCTGATTAAAGAATGACTCTTTACTAAAATCGCCGCGAAATGCGTTTGAGTTTAGTAAGATTGTTCCGCCACTTGCAGCGTTGAACATATCAATTTTCTGACCGAGTAATTCAATAGTGTTACCCAGAATTTCGTCGTTATATACCTGCATATTTGCTAAAGCCATGATTGTACCTTTTTATTTTCCGAATCGTTTATTGATGTCGTTGGCACGTTTATCAGAGGCGGTATCTTTACCGTTACCTGAACCTGGTTTACTAGTGCCACCGTTGGAGTTTCCCCCGCTATTTTCTGGTGCGAGTCTGACCGCTTTGCCCTGATCGGTTTCAGACCATGTTTTTATTGCATCGCTTAACGAGACATCCCCAACCATGACTTTGCCATCAATTAGTTGCGCCTGCTGTTTGAACTGGTTAGTTACCAAGTCACTGTACAGTGGATTAACACGAGCCTCGGTTAGAGCATCGTTAATGCTGTTGCCAATCGCCGTGTTGCGCTCTTTCGTTTCAAACTGCCCGACTTTCTCAGACAATTCATTAATTTGTTTGGTATATTTTTCAGAATTTAAGTTTAGAGCTGCGTCGTAATTCTTTTTTGACTCTTGCTCTTGCTGCTCTCTTAATGCCTTGAGTGCAGCCAATTCTTCCGCTGCACCTTGACTCTCCATCGAGCTGCTTTTGTTCTGAGACAACTTTTCTAGTAATTCTGTATTTTTACTAACTAATCCGCCTGCTCTTTTGTTGGCTGCGTCTATTAGTTGTGTTTTAATTTCGTCTGATAATTCTAATCCAGCAAAATCTTCCTCGAATCCCTTTAACATTTTATTACCCTTTGGGTTAGTTAGTCTTTGACTTGATTGTATTTTAACATTGTTTATAAATAAATGGTATAAACTCTTGCAATTTTAAATTTTATCAAATGCCAGTTGTAAGCTGGTTTTCTTTCTCAGCACATCTAATGGTATGGGCCTAAAAAGCTCATCCATTGTAAGCTGTTTAAATTTGGTTACTGACAACCCACCATCTAAGAATAATTTCCCTCTTTCCTCGCCTAGCACGTCAAATACAAATGCTCTGCCATTCTCGCCTTGAGCGCCTTGACCTCTTAGCCAGTCGTAATAGGTTTGCTCCTCTGGCACTTGCTGACCTCCCTCAATTCCACGGCTTGCTCTGGTGCCTTCGCCGTCGTCTAGTTTAAATCTTTTATCTAGCACTGGCGCTGTACTTGTCCTACAATTCGGATGAAACGGCGGCATTGGCTTGAACTCATCGCCATTCTTGACAATCTTTCCATCATAGCCACGGCATATGTCACTGGTTCTGCCGTCGAGCGTGGCAATTATTTCGTAACCTTTTACTATGTCGCCGTTATCGTCGTATGTTTTTTGTCGCGCAATGTTACTGACGTGATTTGTAGATGTGCGCACTAATGCTTTAATAGATGCCTTGTTCTGCTTATCCAAAAAACCATTCTTTCCGGCTATGTCAGATGCTATTTGTGAGTTAGTGCGGCCCGTCATAAATCCCGTTCGTATCTGGTCGCCCACAACCTCTATCCGCTTTGCTTCCCATTTCTTTATAAACGGTTCTAGCAAATTAATACCGTTGCTACCAGGTATCACGAGTGGCGCAGCTCTAACGCCTGCCCAGACTTGCGCCGCTGCTGGTACTGTTAACTGTATAGTTGCTGAGTCAACTACAGCAGATAAACTCTTAGCCGCCCACTGACTTTCAGCTACAGTAAAGTCCTCCAGCTCTGGTAGTATGTCGTTATCGTTATACTCACCATATACAGCCAATGACAGGTTTCTATACTCAGTTATAAGCCTGTTTATTGTCGCTAGATTCTGCGTTGTTTCTGGTGCATCCATGAGCAAGATTTTTAGCTGCTTTCTAAGTCTGTCTGAATATGGGTCGAACAGGTTAGCAAGATGCCCCGCAAATCGTTGCGTATATATTGCATGTCTTGCTGACTGTTCAACCAAGTTATCAGACATTATTCATTCATTCCTGTGCTGTCGGTTACAATCATGGCTTTTTCTTCTTCCACTGTACGCTTAGTGCTTGCAATCTCGCCACGCTGTAAGTTCTCATAAAATGTGTCGTAGGATATTGCGTTACCCTGCCACCCTGCAATCAGTGCAGTTAACATCTGAGCATCCATCGATTTTGGGTTGTAATCGGTGTTTAGCTCATAAATCACTTCTTCCGGTGCGTTTAACCATCTAGCGCAAAAATTCATAGCCTTTGTGTACGCTTCTGACACTGTTCTAGCGACATCAGCCGTAGTCGAGTTTTGAGCCACTTGATCGAGACTCTTAGCCTCCGCACTTTCAGCACCTGCGATTCTAGGTTTTAGCATTTCAGCACCTAGCGCCGCCATTCTATTCTCCATGTCCAGCAGATACTGGCGCATTGAACCGCCGTCACTTTGTGTCTGCAATACGCCAAATTGTGCATCTACTGAGACACTTGACCACTTAGCATTAGGCCCGATAATGATATTTTCATCGTCACCAGTCACACCTGTTTCATAAAACACAGGAAATGCGCTTGAATGCTCTTTTGCTGCATAGTCTGCAAAAAATCTATAATGATTTATGTTAGCGTCAACCAAGTCATTTATGATCGCCTTATTCTCTGCACCAACTTCAATCATATAAAACGGTATAGAGTCAGACAGTAATCCGTTTACTAGTATTGGCGTTTGATCTTGTAATTCTTCGCCTGCGTGACTGTATAGCGATTGATGATAAACGTTATCGATTAGCTCAAGCACTCGGTATTGATACTCTTGTTCAATCTCAAACCGTCTGACAACTTTTTCCTGCACTTCACGCAAAACAACCAGCGTTAATTTCTGCTCGTTGTTTTGTACTGAGTAATGCCAGTTTATGA